TACTGTGTATATTTTCTTTGTCACTTTACCACGAACAAGGTGATATGAGGAGGTTACGAAGATTTAGAATTGAACATATAGAAAGGGTAAGAGAATGAACATGGAGGATATTTTAAATAGTGGTGCCAATGTTACTTTGACAATAAAGTCCACTGATTTGAAAGAGTTCGCAGAACATCTTGTAAAAAAGACTGTGAGAAGTATTAGGGACTCTTTCATCAGACCGGAAGAGGACTACTTAACCATTAAAGAGGCAAGTCAGATTCTACATACCGATAAGTCAACCTTATGGAGATGGCATAAAATTGGATATTTGTGCAGGTTGGAAATAGGAGGTAAGAGATTGTACCGAAAAAGTGATGTAGATGCTATTCTACAGAAAGAGAATAATTAACCCTTTAAATTTTACTATTATGAGTCTTATCAAAAAATCAAATGAATTAGTAATCCCTACCACAGTGAAAATGATGATTTACGGCCAAGCTGGTATGGGAAAATCAACAGTGGCATTGAGCGCACCGAAACCGTTATTATTGGATTTCGATAATGGCGTTAAGCGTATGAATATGGCGCATTTGGAAAACATAGATACCGTACAGGTCACTTCATGGAGTGATGTTCAACAGGTCTTGCAGGAGGATTTGTCTGCTTATCAGACCATTGTAGTTGATACTATCGGTAAGATGATGGATTTCATCATTACTTATAAATGTGGCAGCCGCCAGCCGTCTATCAGGGATTGGAGTGGTATCAATGCGGAGTTTTCATGGATGACACGAACACTTTCGGGGCTTAACAAGCACATCATTTTCGTTGCCCATCGCGACACACGGAAAGAAGGTGATGATACCGTGTTTATCCCTGCCTTGCGTGAAAAGTCCTACAACTCCATCGTTACCGAACTGGATTTGCTCGGCTATCTTGAAATGAAAAGCGAAAGAGGTGTTCAAAGACGCACTATAACTTTTGACCCGACTTCAAGAAATGACGGTAAGAATACATGCAATCTTCCTTCAGTGATGGAAGTTCCTACCATCCTTGACAAGAATGGTAATCCAACCGCAAAGAACGACTTTATCACCGCCAAGATAATCAATTCGTATTTGGGTATGCTTGCTGCCAAGAAGGAAGCGCAGGAAAAGTATGACAAGGTGATAGAAGAAATAAAAGAAAGCATTGAATTTATCACCGATGCCAACTCCGCTAATGAGTTCGCTTCACATATCAATGAGTTTGAACACGTTGGTAGTTCTTTGATGATGGCGAGAAGTTTGTTTGCTGCAAAGGTAAAGGCTTTGGGACTGGTATTCAATAAGGAAACTAAAATCTACTCAGATGCAGCCTAACTATCGTATATATGCAACATTGTTGGATTCTTACTTCAATTACCTTAATAGCGATGTCATATATGAGCGTTATTATGGGTGGAGTGAGAATCCACCATATACGGAAGAAGAGTTTCGGCAGAAGCAGTTTCAAGAACTGATAGACCGGATTAACCGCAGGCCATTCGACAGCGAAGCGGCAGACAAGGGAACAGCCTTTAATGAGGTTATTGACTGTATGGTTGAAAATCGGAAATCCGAAACGGTGCAGATTGAAAAGGTATATAAGGCAATACGCGAAGGAGCTTGTGACGAAACAGGTAAACCTTTGTATTACGATGAGGTTCAGACCAACGAGGTTATAGGTTTGAGAGTTACCTATAATAATCGTGTTTTTACTTTCCCAATCTCACTTTGCCGAGAGTTCGCCGGTTACTTCAAAGGAGCATTGACCCAACAAAGGGTAGAAGCGATTCTTTCAACCGCATACGGCAATGTTTTGGTTTATGGGGTGATTGACGAGCTGATGCCGGCCAGCATCCACGACATCAAAACAACTGGAAGCTATACCGTAGGGAAGTTCAAAGACCACCATCAACATTTGGTTTATCCTTACGCTTTGATGAAGAACGGTTCGGATGTACGGATATTTGAGTACAACATTGTAGAGTTCAATAAAGGCGGTTTTGTGGTAGATACCTATACAGAAACATACGTTTTCAATCCAGAACGTGATATTCCTATTCTCACTAATCATTGTGAGGAATTTATCCGGTTTTTGGAAGAAAACAGAGAACTTATAACCGATAAAAAGATTTTTGGAGGAGAAAATTAATGGCAAACCAAATAACCGGACGGATAATCGAAATCGGACAAACCGTTCAAATACCATCCAAAAACGGTGGTTCCTCATTTACAAAACGGGAGTTTATTTTAGATGCTACCACTTACGACCCTTATACGGGAGAGCGTAGCGAGTATGAGAACATTATTCCCTTAGAGTTTTCGGGTGACAAGTGTACAGAACTTGACCGCTTTAATCAGGGTGATGTTGTTACTGTATCATTTGTCTTACAAGGGCGTTCTTGGACGAATCAAGACGGAGAATTCAAACGTATGGTATCCATTCGATGCTATAAAATAGAAGCGCGTGGCGGTGTATCTCAATCCCAACAGACAACATCGATACAACAACCTACACCTCAGCCGACTTATCAGCAACAGCCGCAGAATTTCCCGCCTCCGGTTGATGCTAATGGCAATGTAAAGGATGATTTGCCTTTTTAGCGTATGTCCCTTTACGATACTTCAAACCCTTTGCAGAAAGAGCAATTTAAGGCTCGTTCTGCAAAGCTCGCAGAAAGCGGTAAGGTTGTAGAACTCACAGAGAAAAAGCCTAAAAGAAGCCTGCAAAGCAATAAATATTTGCATGTGATTTTAGGTTACTTTGCGTGTGAGACCGGAAACACGTTGGAGTGGGTGAAGCAACAGTATTATAAAAAGCTTGTTAATCCATCCATTTTCATTCGTGAGAGAGACGACAAGTATTTGGGACGGATAAAGATATTGCGCAGCTCTGCTGATTTAGATAGTGCAGAAATGAGTACAAGTATTACCCGTTTTCGTAATTGGGCAAGTGCTGAATGCGGAATATATTTACCTTCTGCTGATGAAGATAGATTGATTCAACTAATGGAAATAGAGATTGGACGAAATAAAGATTATTTATAATGGCAGAAATATGGAAAGATGTTGTCGGATATGAAGGTTTATATCAAGTATCAGACAGGGGTAGAATTAAATCTATATGCAGTTACGTAAGACTACAAAATGGTGAATTAATGAAGAAAAAGCCGCATATCCTTAAACTACAAGATAGATGTGGATATAAATGTGTAAACCTATTCAAAGGCGGACGCTCACATACACTTAACATTCATCGTTTAGTAGCAGAGGCTTTTTTACCCAATCCTCATAGGTATTCAGTTGTAAATCATAAAGATGAAAACAAAAGCAATAACAGCTTGTCTAATTTGGAATGGTGTACTCACGCTTATAATTTGAGTTATGGTACTGCCCAAAGAAGAAGGGCCGTATCTCAAGGTAAAGTAGTTATTCAATTAGATAAGAATGGAGCTTTTATAAAGCGACATTTGACATTAATGGACGCTTGTAGAGATACCGGCATAAATTTTCAAAATATCTCACAATGTTGTAACAACAAAAGAAAAACAGCAGGTGGATATTGTTGGAAATTTGAGGAACAGCAGGAAATACAAAGAAATCAAGAATTTATTTAGTTATGATAGAAACAAGAAAAACAGAAATCAGGTATGTGACATCTGACCCGAAAAAGATGCTCAACATGTACCTTGCAAAACGTGTCCTCAAAACATGGGAGGAATCTTTCATTGATGAAGATACAGGTGAAACAGTAACCATCGAACGGAATGAAATTCTTTTTGACCGTGGCACGCTGATAGACCAAGACACTTTGGCGAAAATTCGTTTCAGTATGGAAGCAGACGGTATCAAGGAAGTGGAAGTCAGCAACCAGAACCGTTTGGCGTTCGAGAATGAGAACAGCGTTTTATATCCGTACATCGCTCAAGCGCAAATAGGTGACAAGAAACATAAGTTCCTGCTGTATGCCACCGGATTGGAGAATACTTGTAGTATCTTGAAAGATTACATCGAACTAAACTATATGTTCGGGTTCACCTTGACAATGATAAAGGAGTTCGATTCCTGCGTGATTCTTACTGACAACTTGAAAGAACGTAAGGTTGACGATGCTTCGCTTGCCTATCTCAAAAATGAAATCACTATGGCAGAATACGTTGACAAAATGGACGATGAGATGGAAGATAGTGACGAAGAATCTAAACCGAATGAAAAGAAATTCTACCAGATTGAGACGAAAATCACATTCACGGAT